ATTACGATAATAAGACTGGGGAATTATCAGCGGATCAGTCTAAAGCTTTAAGAGGAAACTACGCTGGCCTAGGCTATATTTGGGATAAAGATAATAATTTATTTTACCCTCAAAAACCTTATCCTAGTTGGGTATTAAATACATCTGAAGCTAGATGGCATTCCCCTATTGGCAATGCTCCAGATTTAGGTGCAGAAGTAGAAACTTACTTTTATGACTGGAACGAAGCTAATCAATCCTGGGATAAAAAATCAATTTAATAGCGACAATTTTTAAAAAGATAAGATAAACTATAGCCGGTGGATATGGATAAGAAAGTACTATCGGAAATAGCTTTATACTACGGCGACGTTGCAATGCCAAAAGATTGGCAAATAGATCCTATCGAATTATCCCACCATATTTTACAATATCAAATAGATAACAAAAAATTTTTATTCTCAAAAACTTGGGATAAGTTGAATACTTATATCTGTGAACACCTTAAACTTGAATATAATTTTCAATTAATAAATAAAAAAACATGGGGTAATATCTACTCTCCTCACGAAACTACCTTTCCTTTACTTAATATAGATCCAATAGATTTAAGAAACTCTCCTGATTACACCTTGTTATATGGGGTGAATGTTAAAGACTGTAGTGTTAGAATTCATTATGATGATAATAGACGAGCAGGAAGAAGTTGGGATCTGCCTTTAACGAATAATAAATTTATTATGTTTCCTTCTACGCAAATGTATTATATCACCAACCATCAAAAGGATTCCCTTAATTTTATACAAACGATTACTTATGAATTTCTCTAATTATTTTTGGTATTTTAAATCTGCACTCACACCAAGATTCTGTGATGACGTTATTAAATATGCTCTAGCTAAAAAAGAAACGATGGCAATTACAGGAGGTCAAGGCATAAATAGAAATTTAAAAAAGAAACCCTTAAACAAAGAAGAAGTTAGAAATTTAAAATACAAAAGAAATTCTGATTTGGTTTGGCTAGAGGATGCTTGGATTTATAAGGAAATACATCCCTTTGTCCGTAAAGCTAATAAAGACGCTGGCTGGAATTTTGAATGGGACTTTTCAGAACCCTGTCAATTTACCAAGTATAAACTTAATCAATACTACGATTGGCATTGTGATAGTTGGGAAAAAACTTATGACCAACCTAAAACCCCTTCGCATGGGAAAGTTAGAAAATTATCCATGACCTGTCAATTAACCGATGGTTCGGAATATGCTGGCGGAGAATTAGAATTTGATTTTAGACAATATTCACCTCAAATGAGGGATGAGGCACAACATTTAAAAAAAGCAACCGAAATATTGCCCAAAGGTTCTATCATTGTTTTTCCTAGCTTTGTTTGGCACAGAGTTAAACCAGTCACCAAAGGAGTAAGATATTCACTTGTCCTATGGCATTTGGGGTATCCATTTAAATAATATAGATGAAAAAGAACACTAAACATCAAGAATCTTTATCTTATGAGTTTTTTTATTGGGGACCCTTGCTTTTTAAAACAGAACTACGCTCCCAAGATTTAAAAGCATGTGCTAAACTTTGTAGTAAAAAATCAAGTCTAGTGACTGATACACTAGCAGGAGGTATCAAACATGAACACTACGTTAGTTCTCAAAAATTTCGTAACATTATAAATCCTTATCTAGTTTCTTTTCGACATAGTTATAAACAATGGTATGGAAAATCTTTAACCAAAGAGATAACAATGTTGATGGCGTGGGTTAATTTTATGGTAGCTGGGGAATTTAACCCACCTCATATTCATAGCGAATGTGATTTTTCCAGTGTCTTATTTATCCAAGTTCCTGAAAAATTAAAAGAAGAACATAAAAAATTTATAGGTTCGTCAGGAGGGCCCGGCACAATTTCTTTTACTTACGGGGAACTTCAATATTACTCTCAGACTGAGAAGACCTTTCTTCCTAAACCAGGAGACTTTTTCATATTTCCAGCAACCCTTACTCATTTCGTCACTCCTTTTAGATCTGAAGGAGAGAGAATATCCATGAGTGCAAATTTTAAACTTACATAATGCATATACACGAATATTTTAAAACCCCTATATGGGCAGAAGATAAACCCGAGTTTGTTAAATCATTAAACAAAGCTAGTGATAAGTATATTAAAGAAGCTAGAACAAGAGATAAAAAATTAATTAAAGTTTACAAAGATTTTGGCACATCTCATCATTCATCGCCATTACTCAATGATAACGATTTTTTAGATTTCAGAAATTATATAGGTCAAAAGTCTTGGGAATTTTTAGACCGGCATGGTTACGATATGAGATTATATACAACTCTATTTTCTGAAATGTGGGTTCAAGAATTTTCTAAAAAAGGGGGAGGTGACCACGCCGCCCATATTCATGGAAATCAGCATGTATCGGGATTTTATTTCTTAAAATGTAGCGAGAAAACCTCTTACCCTATTTTTCATGATCCAAGAGCAGCTGCAAGATCTACTAAATTAAAACTGAAACCTGAATTAAAAGGTATTTTTTATGGCACAGATTTAGTTCAGTTTAGACCTAAACCTGGAACTTTAATTATTTTTCCAGGTTATTTAGAACATGGATATGCAGTCGATCACGGTAAAGAACCTTTTAGATTTATCCATTGGAATATCACGGCCCTCCCTAAAGAGATGGCTAAAGATGTTTAAAACACATAAAAATATTTTAAAAAATAAAGAAAGAAAATCTTTATTAAAATTTGTAAAATCTAAAGTAAAAGATTTAGGCCCTCTGTTTCCAGGCTTACAATCTGAGCCTAATCTTCATGAATACAAAGAAATAAATGTTTTACTTACTAAAATAAATAAATTAATTACACCTTATTGTATACAAAAATGTTGGGCGAATTATACTGATGGTAGTTATATTGTATGGCATGAACATCCTTCTAAATATTCTTTAGTTTATTATTTATATAGTCCTGAAAATCTGGGAGTAATGTTTCAAAAAGAAAATAACAAAATTGAATATACAAAAGGATTAGAAAATTCTATCGTTATGTTTAATGCAAATAAAATTCACTCCGCTCCGAACAGTCCTAAAAAAATTAATCGTTACACAATATCATTGGACCTTATATGAGTTTTAAGAAAAATAAATACTGTGTGATTCGTCAAGCTGTCTCAAAAGATATGGCAACCTTTATTTATAATTATTTTTTAATGAAAAAACAGGTTTATGATACCTGTTTAAAATCTAGATATATTTCTCCCTATGAAATTTTATTAGGTGAGTATGAACCTTCGGATGGACAAATGCCCGATACCTATTCTTGCTATGCAGACATAGTTATGGAAACTTTAATGTTGAAGTGTCAGCCGATTATGGAAAAGACAACAGGATTAAAATTACAACCGGCTTATGCCTATGCCAGAATCTATAAAAAAGGAGATATTCTTCAAAGACATAAGGATAGACCAAGCTGTGAAATTTCTACCACCATGCATTTAGGAGGAGATGAATGGTCTATATATCTTGATCCTACGAATCCAGAGACTCGACTAGAAAATGTTCCTTATAAAATTATTGGCAATAAAGGGGTTGGAATTGATTTGAAACCAGGGGACATGTTGGTTTATAGAGGTTGTGACTTAGAACATTGGCGAATTAAATTTAAAGGTAAAGACTACGCACAAGTTTTTTTACACTATAACGATGAGAAAACTCGAGGATCAGAACAAAACCTTTTTGATAAACGACCTCATTTAGGACTTCCTGGTTGGTTTAAAAAGTGATGTTGGTAAAGAGGGAATGCATATGGAACTTTTGAATCTTAAAGCCATTCCCATTGCTTATGATAGAGATGTTTATCATCTCAATAAAGAAGAATTGGATGTAGTAAAAAAAACTAAATATAGAAAACCTGATAAAGGATTCTATTTATCGGAGAATGTTTCTTTATTAAAAAATAAATCTCTTGCTTCTCTCAAAAAATTTATGGTTGACAAGGCTAAAGAATACGTGCGAAATGTATTAGAAATTAAAGATCAAATTTATCTTACTCAAAGTTGGTCTACTATCAACACCACCAACGCTTTTCATCAACCTCACTCGCACCTCAATACATTTATAAGTTTAGTTTATTTTGCTCAGTGTAACAGTGGCTCTCTCCGTTTTTATGCAAGCACCACTTCCATTAAAGAATGCTTTAATTTTCAATACACTATTAATAAATTTAATATCTACAATAGTCAAACCTGGGACGTCCCAGTTCAGACCGGAGATATTGTTTTATTTCCCGGGCACATTATCCATGGGTCAATGCCTAATGAGTCTCCTGAACCTCGAATTATAATAGGAGCCAATTTTTTTATTAAAGGAAAATTAGGATCAGACAGCCAGGTCAGCCTTATAACAATATAATGTCTATTGAAAATGTATAATCATTTAAAACAAGGATCTTTTCATCTTCATCCTAATTTTCTAGAACGTAAACTATTTGAAAAATTAAAAACTGATCTTCCTACCTTAAAATACAAAGCGACTTATCAACCCAAAGACACTTATTATGGTAACAGATTTCAAGCTTATCCTTGTTATGAATTAAAATTTCATACTTATAATCATATCATTATTCCTAAATTGGAGGCCCTTATTCAGAAAAAAATAGATAAACGAGATTTTGAGTGTATTGCGCGCAAAACAGTTATAGAAGAAGTTCAACGATCTAAAGCTAATGCTGCTTATGGAATGATTCATATAGATACTTTCGAACTAGCGGCTGTTTTATATTTCGATCAAACCACAAGTGGAGGAACTGTCTTTTTTGAACACCATTGGGATAAACATCCTGATGTTAGTGTGGGTGCTTACCCTAATAGATTAATCCTGTATAATGCTCAACGTTGGCATACCACTGCTACTGATTTTACATTTAAGGAGAGATATATTTTAGCCATATTTTTTAACACAGAAAAATCAAAGAGAGACATTTGAAAAGTATAGTAGTTATTGGAATTGGAACAGCAGGACTTCAAACTCTTTGCCATTTATGCACATGGTTAGGGAAGGATTGGAAAATTACATCTATTTCTGATCCCTCTACACCCGTAATAAGAATAGGAGAAAGCACCAATCCCCCTTTTGCCGATTGTTTACAAATGGCAACTGATTTTAATGTACATGATCATTTGGACACAATAGGAGCAACTCTTAAAGTAGGAACTGTCTTTAAAAAATGGAGACGACATAATTTTATTAATCCCTTGTTTGCAGGAAGTCTAGCTTTACATATTGATAGTTGGAAGATGCAACAATTTGTTCTTCCTTCTT